GCGGAGAAGAAACTGAACAGTTCAAAAAATATAAAGAAGCTGTTGAATATGCAAGAAAGAAGTATGGATTGTCAGAGGGCGACGCGGGGAAAATTGAACATTGGGGCAAGACACCAGACGGAAGAGTTGTTCTTCTTGATTATGGTTTGAACGATGAAGTTTATATCAACTTTTATGCATTCAATGCCTGACGCAGCAAATAAAAGAAAATATTTACAAAAGAGGTTTTGATGTTCCTTCGTGAATTCGAAAAAATCGAGAGTGAGGTTCTGATGGAGAAACTGAAAAGCAAAGGACAGTTCAATTTCCAACAATGGAAAAATTTGCCCTTCGTTGATCAGCTTCGGCAATTAGAACAACAGTTTCAAGTATTAGGAGAAGGATCTTCAAGAAAAGTTTTTCTTTTGAGTAATCGCTTTGTTATGAAGTTTGCAACCAATTCAAAGGGCATTGCACAAAACAAAACAGAAGTTCAGTTTGCTCAAGATAAAACACTGCAACCTGCTCTTGCTTTAATTCAAAACAGTGACCCAAAAGGTAACTGGGTCATGGCTCAACTTGTTCGTCCTCTTACATCTTGGAATGAGTTTGAGAAAATCAAAGGATATTCTTCTGAGATTATCGGATATGCAATGGGTGATCAATGGGAACCATCAGACATTGATCAATCTAAAATGTCAACACCTGAACAGAAAGTCAAAGCAAAACAAGACTTGATTTTCTTGAATGCTATCAACAACCTTGTCAAGAAGGGTCTTATTCGTGGTGATATGAAGTTCCATGATCATTGGGGCAAAACTCCAGATGGTCGTGTTGTTCTTTTGGATTATGGTTTTGACAAAAACACAGCAAATACAGAGTATGCAAAAGATGGTAAGTCGATTGGTTCTGACAGTGCTACTAGAAAACCTGTGAAAACAAAAACATCAGCACAAACCCCTGGAAATCAAGCTCCAACTGTTGCTCCTCCCAAGAAACAGGCTCAATAAGAATGAATGACCCCTCATGGGTCTGAGCTCTTCTCTAATTGGTTATGTTCCATTCATTATCCTAAATCGATATTCCTCTTGGGGTTTATCTATTTATTGATATGTCTCAAAACAAAAACTCAACTCGTTTCAATATCGAAAGGGATCCTTCAGACCCTAAACCTCATTTGAATTCGGGATATGAGGATATTCCATCAACTGATTTTACCATTCCTCCATGCGGAATCACTGATGCAGATGAAGGAATGTTTAACCTATTCAATCGTGAAATTCCATTTACAATTGCTAAGGTTCGGACATCAAATGGAGCTGTTGATGTAAAGAAACCAAGTGTTATCTTTGCAACTGGAGAAAGATTTGCTACAGCAAAACAACTGAAACCTTTGAAAGATAAGGATGGAAGAATAATTCTTCCAGCTATCTCAATTAGACGCCGTGGCATTGAACAGACCACTGAGGATATCAATGGTCGAGGAATAAACCAACAGACAGGTACATTGACGATTTCAAAGAAACTTTCCGACAAGGACAGAGACTTTCAAAACTATTTGAACAAGTTTGCCTTGGAAAATATGAACCTTCCTGAAACGTCAAGAGAGACGGGAATCGATCAGTATGAAGAAGATGTTATTCAAGGGGGACTTCTTCAACCGAAGTTGAAATCAACAGCAAACATCTATGAAATCTATACGATACCACAACCTCAGTTTTTTACAGCAACTTATGAGATTGTGTTTTGGACTTCATTTACAGAGCACATGACCTACATGATCGAAACATTCATGTCTTCTTATCTTCCTCAAGACAAGATGTTTCGAATAAATACTGATAAAGGCTATTGGTTCTTGGCTTACGTTGAAGATCAGATGGCAAGTGGTGACAACTTTGATGACTTCAAAGATAACCGCCGTGTCCTAAGATACACCATCAATATGAAAGTAAAGGGCTACATCCTTGCTACGAACGCCCCAGGGCAGCCTGTGCCTGTTAGAAAATGGATCAGTGCTCCAGACATTGTATTTGACTTCCACAATATGGAGAATGACGTACACAAATCAGAAAACCTTGAGAGGGAGCCCGTTGCTCTCGGAGTTGAGGACAAGTTCATTCTTTCTGATATTCAAGAAAATCCGAAAACTAAACAGAAAGATACAACTGATAGGAAGTATTTAGTCAAGAAAGAATTTGTAGATAAAAGGACAGGAAAGACGTTTTTCCGATATGTGCCAGTTCTTCAACGTTTCAATCTAAAGGGTGAGTCGATTTTCTACACAAACGATTTTGAACTTATCCAGCAAATAGTATTGAAGAATAAGTGAAGCGGCAGTATTACGACAATTCAAGTCCTAATTAGAAGGAAGACAAGATTTAGTCTTCGTGAAAAAGGAACCCAAGAATGGCAGACCAGATTTTCAAAACTCCAGGATTTTATCCAAGAGAGATTGACCTTACAAGAACCTCACAACAACCAACAGGCGTTCCAGCAGGTGTGATCGGATCTTCTTTGAAAGGTCCAGCATTTGTTCCAGTTGTAGTTGGAACTTTCTCAGATTTCGTAACCACTTTCGGTGAGTTGGATAGCAAACATCCATCAACTTATACTGTGCAAAAATTCCTTGAAAGTAAGAACGCTGTTTCTTTCGTTCGTGTTCTTGGTGCTGGTGCAAATACAACTATTGCTGATATTGACACAACCAGAACTCAAGGAACTGTAACTAATGCCGGTTTCAAGGTTTCTTCATCTTTCTCTTCACGTTTCCCTGGTGATGCCGAAGGATCTGTTTACTTCATCGGCGGTAAGCACGTTCTAACTGGTTCTGAGGCATACGGCATGCCAATGTTCACAGATAATGCTTCGTTCCTTTCTTCAGGTGCAAGCGACGAAGTGTTCTTGGTTCGTGGTG